TAAAGCGCCGTTTCCGGAAAGGCCAGTGGAACTACTGCTCGATAAGGGAACATTCAAAGCGGTGATCGCACCAAATATCTTTGTCACCATATCGGTTAGCGATCGAGTCATCCGCTCGAAATTTCGGATTGTTCCGGCTCTTTCAAGTAATTCTTCACCTTGCGCCATAAACTTGTCTATAGCACTCAGAATCCGCACAAGACCTTTCGAATAATCGCTGAAACTTTGCCAAACGGCATCAGCATAATCAAAGGATAGCGTCCCACCTGTACCGAAAACACCGTATCCAGTGGCGATTCCACCTGCGGCGTTTCCTTCAAGACTTGATTCGCTAAGCTTCGGTGACGTAAGCGCACCTAAAGCATCGACGAGGGCTATGGCTCGATCCACATGAGAACGTATTTCTTCTGGACTGTGGTGAATATCGTCGACTGCTTTTATAAATTCACCTATGGAATCTACAACAAGCTTAAGACCTTCTGTATAAGCAGTAAAGGATTCGTTTTCCTGAGAGAGAAAACTTCCACCACCGCCTCCACCATTGATGAACACACCGAATCCAGATGCAGCACCGGCACCAATACCGCCACTTCCAGACAGAAGTTTCTTCGTCGGCGGTTGTAAAGCACCTATTGCCGCGACCAATTCCGTTGCCCGAGTAACATGCTCCCGAATCGTCTCTGGACTGCTGTGAATGTCATCAACTGCTTTTATAAAATCACGTATGGAATCTACAATGAGTTTGAGACCACCTGCATAAGCAGCGAATGACTCATTCTCCTGAGACAGGAAACTGCCTCCGCCTGCTCCGCCTTGAGTTCTGACGTTGAACCCGCCAAACGCACCAACACCGCCCAAAAGGTTTCCGGATACGAGTTTCTTTGTCGGGGGTTGCAATGTACCGAGGGCAGTAACCAATTCCTTCGCCCGAGTAACATGCTCCCGAATCGTCTCTGGACTATGGTGAATGTCATCGACTGCTTTTATGAACGCACCAATAGAATCGGCAATCATCTGTAAGCCTGCAGCATATGTAGTGAACGACTGATTTTCTTTTGACAGAAAACCTCCGCCAACACCACCGGCTTTAATGGGACTTGCAGAAATCGCACCACTCCCTGCGCCTGCTCCGCCACCGCCGGAAGTTTCTGATTCCATGACGCCATCAATTTCTCCAATCGCGGAAATGAGATCAGATACAGCTGAAACTTTTCCGGACAATTCTTCTGGAGTTCCTTTCAGGTTGTCCAGGGACTTTAAGAATCTGCTAATACTATTAAGAATAACATTAATGCCCTTCGCATATTCAAGGTAGCTTTGCGAAACTATCTGAACATTTCCTGCAGCAGCTCCGGCCTTCAAACCTGCCGTTTTGGCAAATTTACCGCCGGCCCCACCTGCAGAGAAGATTCCAGACTGCAATGGCGCCTCCAACATATTTAAAACAGGAACGAGTTGAGACACAACATCGACTGCTTTTCCAGCATTGCTTAGCTGTTTCGTATCAAGGCTGGATACGGTGACAATAAAGTCTGAAATGGCCGTAATGATCTTCTTGATGCCTTCGGCGTATTGCCCATATTCCTGCTCAACTTGATCATATGCTCCTGACAAATTCCACGATTTCCCGGCTTCTATCGGTAAATACTTATTAAGCGTTGCACCAAAAGAAGTATTCGTGGAGAAATCGCCATCCACATGAATCGACTTTGTGGCTCCGGCGAAGGCGCCCATAGCCTCTGCGAATGTTGCGAGTTTCGAAAAACTTGCAGATGGTATTGTATCGAGCAATGGAAGGAATTCTGTTATAAACGGTTTTGCAGTTTCGCCAAATTCCGATAGATAGGTACCAAGCTTTCCAAGTCCGCTGAACGCCTGGTCAAAGAATCCTTCAACCATCGCCCCGCCGAATCGGCCAAGCCCTTCTCCAATCTTTGTAAGGATACGGATACCGTTATCGATAAGCTCTTCAAACCCATCTAATTGACTGAGTGCACCAAGTGCAGCCATGACAAGTGTCATACCCGCAACAAACGCAATGATACCGGCCGTCATACGCAGCGCAAATCCAGGAATTTTCCCAAATAACACGCCAAATACACCGATCAGAACTGCTGCTGCGCCGAGAGCGGCATAATTGTCAGTATCAAATACTTTGAATATCCCTTTGAGAAAGTCTCCGAATGCATTCCCAACTTTGCCGATCATGGAGGTGCCTTTTTCCATTGCTTCCTCGCCCCAGCTAATCTGAGTCATGGCCGCACCGATTGCAAATATAACAGCTGCAATTGAAGCCATGAGGATCGGAATTAACAGCACTCGTTTTAGTGCTTTCTTGAAGTTGAATCGTCTCAATCCTTTGCCGGTGAGAGCATAAATAACTATGCCCAACGCTGCAATGAGCCCGCCAAGCGAAGCTGCCGAAGCAACTAAAGACTTTGAATCGAGCGTGGACAATTGCTTGATCATATGTCCGATGAGCACCATCGTTCCGACAATGGCGACTATCATGGCCACTCCAAGCCAAGAAGCTTTGCCATTACTGCTCACTTTATTCGCCTGTTTCATAACAAGTGCAAGCATACCCATCATTATTACAAGCGGAACAAAACCTTTTGCAATATCGCCTGGGCTCATTGTTGAGAGTTGTTGAGCTATAGCGGCAAGAGTGACAATATACATGATGATAGAAGTGACCATAGCAACGGTGCCTTTATCAATATTATTCCCGTATTTTGAGATGAGCACCAATGCCGCAGTAAGAGAGGCCATAAGCAAAACTACGCCCCCAACACCCTTACTCCATGAGCCAATATCCATTTTGCCTAAATGCATCGCGATGACGGATAGTATCGAAACCGCTGCTGCAAATGTTAGAAACGGAGCAACAATATCTTTTGTTCTCTTTCCATTACTCCTTACGTGAACGTTATTAAACTTAGCGAGGAACACCATTGCTGTGGTCATAGCAGCCATTATCAGGATGATACCACCTATAGCCTCAGCAATTAATCCATAGTCCGTACCACTACCATCTGTATGTTTTGAAATAGCGATTATAATGCCGACAGCGCCAGCAATAAGTAAGACAGCCCTTGCAAAGTCCATTACCGGTTTTAAAAGGTTCTTATCGAAATGTTTACCATTTTTTATTGATCCAAATTTGGCCATTGAAGCGGAAACAACAGTAAATATTGCCATTAAAGCAGCAACCGCTCCGACAGCAATCCACAGCGATTTGGGTTTCAATTTACTCAACAAAGCAACTGCTACGGAAGTAATAAGCATTGCTTTTGCCATTTGTACGAACTGATCAGCGATTTTGTAATCTGTTTTATTACTTTTATTACCCTCTGCTGCTCGTACAGCCGATTTATATGTACCATACTTTGCCAAAACGATCATGGCGGTCGTCATCAGTGTCAGAACTGCAGCTATACTGAGAAGGCCCATGCCAAGTTCCCCAATATCAAGCATCGAGAATAGTTTTATGGCTGCCCACATCATTAACATCGCTTTTGCCATATCAAGAAACGGACTGAATAATTTCTTCTCGCCTTTATGCTTTCCTGCTTTCTTCTCTCCTACAGAAATGCCTCTATTGAAGATGCCGACAAGAACATAAGCCGCCGTCATAATACCGATTGCGATACCCATCCGTTTAAGCCCGGTTTTAAAGGGTTCCGCATCAATGTGATCGAACAACATGATTGCGCCTGCTATGACTGCCATGGCTATAGCCATATGGAACAATGGTTTTCCTGCATTACTTAACTCATCTGCTCCGATCCATTTTCCAAGCAAAGCCATAATCCCAGAGAAAGTCGCAAGAAGCGCTGCTACAATCGCAATTCGACTGACGCCTTCTTTCATTTGATCGACAGTTAATGTACTGAATTTTTCCAAAGCAGCCGCGATAATAAACACGGAAGCCGATAACTTTAAAATTGCAGTTGGCCACGAATCGACATGTTTTATTGTCTTCTGTCTATTAAATGTAACTGTAGTATTACTAAGAGCCTTTAGACCTTTTTTCATATTACGGCCAAAAGACAACATACCCCAACCCAATTTCTTTGCCATTCCACCTAATCTGCCAATTAGTCGTGCAGTTTTAAACATAGTATAAATCTGCATCAGATCTCTTAAAAGAGGAATGAACATAGTAAGAGTATTTTTAAATCTCTTTATAAGATTGGGCAGTGTATCAGTCAAAAATGACCAGGAATTCGTTGTAATCCATTTAAGGCCTGTCCAGATTCCTTTAAATATATTTCCGATAAATTTCAGAACCGGGATTAACCAACTACCTATATACTTTGCAAGCCATGCTTTTGTTACGCTCCAGAATGATTCTGAACTGCTTTCCATAGCATCCGTAGAACTTTTTGAGAACTTCGAGGATACGGATTTTACAGTTTCTTTTACACTCCCGACTTTCGATCTGAGATTCGAAAACCCGCTCATTATCCAATCGACAATTGAGAGTATTCCCGACCAGATTTTCTTGCCGAGTGTTGAAAACCATTTCCCAATCTGAGGAAGCTTTGACTTGATCCACGACCACACATTTGAAAAGAATGCACCGAGTCCAGTAAATATGTGATTGGCCAAGCCTTTGAAATCCGCCGACTTGACCATCTTCCAGGTTTCTTTAAACCAACCAGACACTCTTGACAAAATATCTTTAAAGTCCAACTTTTTAATGAAAGAAATGATTTTTGAAAATATCGGGCTGATTTTATTCAAAAAGCTCGCAAAGAATTTTTCAACGCCAGTAAAAAAGCTTCCAAGCTTGCTATTTTTTAATGAAGCCCATAACTTAAAGAATAAAGAGCCGATAACGGGCCCAATCTTTGACGCCGCATCTTTGATCTTACTCCAAATATTGGACAACAACGAAGACCAATTAATATTTTTAAGAGTCTCCAAAAACTTCGAAAATTGCTTTTTTACGAACCCAGTAGCGATACTGAAGCCGGTTTTGATTTTGCTCCAGACAGATTGAAATATCTTTCCAAAATCGAAAGACTTTACTCTTGATATGATTCTAAGAGTTATGTTTTTTATAACCGACCATGCAGCATTCAAATACCCAGTCCAATCAATCTTCTTTATACGTTCAAATATCTTCGACATTGCATCTTTAATACCATTCCAAATGTTAGGTACTAAAGAAGACCAATCTATATTTTTAAAAGTTTTTAAAACTTTTGAAAATTGCACTTTTACAAAACCAATCGCGGCACTGACACCGACTTTTACTTTTTCCCAAATACTCTGAAATACGCCGCCAATGTCAAATTCCCTTAATTTACTCCATAAATCTGCAAACCATTTTCCAATTCCACTAAAAATCTGTTTAAAGTTTATAGCTTTGAAACGTTCTCCAAGCCATGAAAACGCGTTACCTATGGCCGCGATGACTTTGCTATTCTTAAACCAGTTTTTAGCTACTGAAAAAAACTTTGAAACTGAGTTAACAACCCATGATAAAGCATCGCTGATCCAATTGACAGCATCGGATAAACTCGATGAACTTGAAAACCAGTTCAATATTGTATTAGCAGTCTTCTCTATCCAACTAATTCCAGTTTTAGCCCACCCTCCTATTTTACTGAAGAAAGAGCCTATTTTATCAAAGACCCCATTCTCTTTCAATTTCGAAGTGAGCTTACCAAACATATCAATAAGCCAAGTAAACCCACGAAGTACAACATTGATTACAGGAACTGCTATTCTTTGTACGACGCTTGCGATCTTTTCAATAATGTGCAGGTCTCGAATTTTGCCTAACAGTTTTCCAATCAATCCAATAATTGTACCTATCGCGCTTCCAAAACTCTCAGAGAATATAATTTTTCTTATGATACCAAAAGCGGATGTGACAAGCGATTTGATCGTGCTCACAACACTCGCAATCGCATTTGCAACTCGCTGAATAAATGGTGTCAGCTTGCTTAGCTTCGACGGCGCTTCGTCAGTCCCGTATACGAAGTCTTTAAAAGCCTGTGACAGGTCAAGAAGTTTGTTCGTACCGTCAACGAGCATCTTTGACGTGATTGTGCCAAAGGTGTCAGTAAATATCTTCTTTACATGGCCGGCAATGCCTTTTATGCCTTGATAGAAGTTGGCAATAGCATCAAAGATCTTATAGGAAGTAATAATCGGATTGCCATATTCATCCGTACCCCATACTGCAGTTTGCTCTTTCCATTCCTTTAAGATCTTGTTGCGTCTTTCAGCTGACCTTCCAAGTATTCCACCTATCTCGTCACTTACTGCAGTCCATACTTTTTTGGCTTCTTCAATATCGCCAATGATGATCTCCCAACTCTGACTCCACCCGGACTGCGCGGCTTCTTTTACAGCATCAACAAGCTTGGTGAATGTTGTAACCTCTTTCGCTGCTTCATTAGCGCGCTGCATCGTTTTGTACAGCTCTTCGGCTTCTTCAACAGTATAACCAAGATGATGCGTAAGATAGTACATGGTCTCATCCGCGCGTTCAGCGACATCGAGGTTTGTTATAGCCGCTGCGATAGTAGCGTTACGTTCCTCTTCAGTCATGGCGCTCAATTTTTCCATTTTGAGGCCATACTTCTCCATTGTCTTTCCGCCGTCCTCAAGAGCCTTTGAGTATAGCTCGGCGGCGTAGCCGGAAGAAATAAACTGATCAGTCATGTCCTGACCGAAGTCGCCAGAATACATGTTCAAAGCTTGAAGAAGTACATCTGTAGTCAACCAACCTTCAGCAAGTGATTCTCTGAAAGAACCATGCTTCTTAAACGCCTTATCATAAGCATCTCCTTGCTTCTTAGCAATGGAGATCAGCATTTCCTGAAAGCCCTTACCAGCCATACCGGCATTTTCAAGACTCTTCCAGTCCATTAATCTGACTGTGCCTGTTGACAATGCTTGTGAAATCTGATAAGTTGCCCTGGCCGCAGCGCTTGAATCTACACCCTGAAGGGCAGCCAAGTTGCTTAGGCCTTTAATCGCTGATACTGAAGTATCAAGATCAACGCCAGCGACAGTGAAATAACCAATGTTTCTGGTCATCTCACCAAAATTGTAAATGGTTTTATCTGCATACACGTTCAATCTTTCCAACGCTTCAGCAACGTCGTTTAGCGACTTGCCGTCTTTTTCGACATTGGAGAAGATTGTGCGTACTGAGTTCATCTTTAATTCGTATTCCTGAAAACCGGAAGCCATAGCCCCGCCGGTAATCTCACTGACAAAGCTCATCATCTTGCTTTGCTGAGATGCCCACAAAGAACCCAATCCGGTAATCTGCAATGCGAAATTCTTAACGCTCGAAGCGGCATTTTTGAATGCTGATGCAATACCTTTAGTGACATCCCAAATGCCGCTTATCACTTTCAGAGCGCTATTAAACTTTGTAGCTGCCGTGTTCAGATCGAGGCTTTGCTTTAATTCATCAAGTGATTTAATACTGTCTTTAATTCCGCTTTCAAATTGTGCACTGTCAAATTTCATTTCAACAACGCGTTCATCAATTGAAGCACCCATTAGCCCGTCACCTCTTTCCACGCGCTATCTGCTATTTTGGTAAATATCGGCTGTATCGCCGGGTTGATGTAGTCTATTCCTTGTACATACCCTCCGGTCCCAGTGCCATGACCATACTGGAGGATAATAGCGATATTCACACCTTTGTTAATGTGCGAATTTGTGAAAACAATAGAATAAGAATCTCCATTGCTCTCTATTTCATACCCCCAACTTGCGGCAGTAGCTCCACTCCTTACTGGCGTAGCAGATGCAAGAGCCGCAACCCCCTGTTGAGCGTATCGTGCGAGGACCTGATAAATCTTCCATCCTCTTCTTTTACTTTTTGCGAATTTCTCGAACTTTGTAAATCCGCCTCTGTGTTTAAAGGAGATCATCTTCGATCATCCTTTCGTATTGTATTTGGCACGCCTCGCATTATTCAATGCAGTATTTCTGCGCATCAGATCCGCCTTACTCATCTTCTTTTTTGGTGAGTTCTTTACATCGCAGACGTGGATCAATGTCAATAATCGATTCAGATGCCAGTTCTCGCATTCAAAAGGTATTTGAAGAGAGATCATCCAATAATATATTAGTTCAGATGTTATAATCTCTCTGCTTCCGCCTTGTTTCCCTTTGTCACTGAACCATGTTGCTGTCATTGGATCTTCTATATACTCATTGATCTTCTTTGCAGCTTCCAGTGGTAAATACTTCAGCATCTCTGGGTCGATATTCGGCGTAAGCAACATGCACCGAATATAGTCGATTGTCTCCTCTTCTGTTTTCGCATCTTTTGAAAGGAAAACTTTATGCCATTTTGACTCCCACTTGGAAATCGATAAAAGGGAATGCTCGAGCTGTACATCTACTGAATCGTAATGAATAAACGTCTGCGTTTTATCATCATATAAATCAATTTCAGGAATTGTAAGCTCGAGCATTCTTTATACCTCATATATTACTGAGCTTTATCCTGAGAATCGGTCACGGAGAAAGAGATGGTACCATCCAGTTCAGGATGAGCAGCAAGCTGCTTCTTAACTTCCTCATCAACCATAGCCTGCTGTTCAGGCGTGAGCGTAGGCAGAATTCCGGTCAGAAATGCGGTGGCTTTATCAGGGTCAGACAGAAGTTCAACGAACAGTTCAGAGTAAGCCTCCGTTTGCGTAAACTCTTCCGAGAGTTCCTTACTCTTAATGAAGCGTTTGCCATCGGCGCTTTTCACACCGTAAGCACGAAGGATAAGGTCCTTAAAGGTGGCAATGATTCGACTGTTGTCTTCAGACTTAATGAGGTCTTCAAGCATCGCCTGCATACCACCGGGAATTTCCATTTGCATTTCAATCAATTCCGTCTTGGAAAGATTGAAGAAGTAATCTTCAGTTACCTTGTTACCATCGAAATCGGTATAAGTAATAGTTTTCTTAAGCATAATTTTATTCTCCTTTGCTGTTTTTGCCGACCCCACCATCGGCAAAGGCTGTTCCCATCTGAATAAATCAGATCACTCCTATTAATTCAATCAGGTAAATTCAATCAGGTACTCGGGGTAAGAAGCGTGACGACTTCATCAGGAAGAGGAAGTCTCGGATCGGTGTTGCCGGAACCATACAGAATTGCCTCAAGAGCCTTGAGCTTCGTAGCATCGACATAACGACTGTCGATCGTAATTTCGCTGGTGGGCTTATGACCGGTAACGTTCACAGGCGTAGTCTCGCATTCCCAACTGAAGGTGATCGCGTCGGGACTATCATTTACCGTCGCGTAGTCCTTCTCAGAGGGAGATGCAGTAGAATTGTAGATCAGATGCAGCTTGTAGCCGTCATCAGACTCGGTGGCGGTGTCGTTGCCGAGCTTGGACCTGTAGCAGAAGCCGAAACCTCTCCTCGGCTGCTGACCGATATACGCGCCCTGTACGATTTCGACAGAACCATCGCACTCCATGAACTCCTCAGGATAGGTGTATGCCTCAATGGTGTACTTGAAGGTCTCAGCGGAACGGAGTGACGCATATTTAATATTATCTGCCCACAGATCAGTCGCTCCAGCGCCTTCTGGAGCTTCATTTACGGCAGTAAGGCCGTTCCAAGCGACGCCCTCACCATAACCGCCATTGTCAGTCATCGGATAAAGGACACCCTGATCGGTACCGGTTTCATACCAACGAGTACCGGTTTTATCCCAAACAAGAGCCTTGCTGTTCTCATCAGCCATAATAATTTCCTCCTAAAAGTGTATTGTGTAGACATAGTGATGTAAGTTGTCATTGATGAAATGCCGATCAAATCTGCAGCCCTCGAGCAAGCCGATCTGATCAAGTATTTCATCATCTGGCGATCTTGAAATATAAGTAAGATCGTACAGATTCTTCCATCCATAAGGTCTATTATTTGCATACCTTGTGGATTTATCGGACAGGTTATAAACGATGCAGGGGTACGTCAGTTTCATTCCCTCAGGGGGTTGATAATAGACCGGAATAGATGTGTCAAGAGCGCATAACACATTGTGGAGATCAATCCTCTGGCCCATTGTATACCTCCCCGAGCGTAAGATTCAGCCGTGGATATTGCACGTCCACGTGAGACACCTTCCAACGCACCCCTTGCCATCGTGCATATCGAATGGCAAAGAAATGTTCATTGGCGAACGGATCGGCAACAATGCTGATAATGTTGTCAACAATGACACTGTCATTAACGTTCTCATTTGAAATAAGCTTTCGAGCGTAGCGTATAATATCGCCTCTATAATTCTTTTTTGTGAACGTCTCTTTCCATATGCCACTGCCTCTTGATGTCTCTACTG